TATGTTTCATTCGTATATGTTTGCGTTTCCGGTTCAAATTCTATACAATTTTTGCAATATTCCTTAACGTGCAGTTCTATCATTTTCCGTTCTCCTTTCAGAATATCCAGATCCCCACCAATCTGGATTATTATGCTCCTGTGTTCAGCATAGCCCACGGTTTTAATTACTCTTCCTTCTTGTAAGGAATCTGAATCACATCTCCGCCAGGAACTGTAACGGACTGCATAAGCTGACCGGTTTCCTCATCGAAGTAAATGTTATCCATTGCGTGATCCCACTCTTCGAACTGCTCAGCGATGTTTCTGCCTTTCTCTTTTCGCATGTTAATAAGTTCGTCATGAACCACACGCCTCCAG